GGCTTAACTCCTTCGATAGCATTGTCATCTGCTTTGATGCTGATGAGCCGGGTAAGAAAGCTTCAAAGGAAGTAGCTGAACTGTTCGGTCAGAAGGCTAAGATTGTGAAGCACTTGAGTGGCTACAAAGATGCCTGTGACTACCTCATTGCAGGTGCTACTAAAGAGTTTGTGAATGAGTGGTGGAGAGCTGAGGTGTACATCCCAGATGGCATCATCAATGCTGCATCACTGTGGGAAGAAGTGATTAAACCTGAGGCTAAGGCTGAGGCTATGTACCCTTGGAAGGGCTTGAATAAGCTTCTCTATGGTATGAGGCCATCGGAGTTAATCACAGTCACAGCTGGGTCAGGCTTGGGTAAGAGTCAATTCCTACGTGAAATATTGTTCAATATACTGAACACTACCAAGTGGAATGTTGGAGGATTATTCCTTGAAGAGTCCACTCGTAAGACAGCTAGAAGCATCATGTCGTTACACGCTAACAAGCTTCTGCATTTGCCTGACACACCAACAACTGAGAAGGAACTTAAAGATGCTTTCGATGCAACACTTGGTACTAATCGTGTTTATCTCTTTGACCATTTCGGTAGCAGTGACGTTGACAACATTGCCAACAGAATCCGATACATGGCTAAAGCTTGCGATTGCAGGGTTATCTTTCTTGACCACATCAGTATTGTTATATCTGGTCAAGACAATGGAGATGAGCGTAAGGCTATTGATAACATGATGACAAAGCTTCGTACACTGGTGCAAGAGCTTGAGATTACCTTGATCTGTGTCAGTCACCTTCGTAGACTGCAAGGGAACCAAGGGCACGAAGATGGAGGCAGTGTCTCATTGTCTCAGCTCAGAGGTTCAGGTGCTATTGCTCAGCTGAGTGATGCTGTGATTACCTTGGAGCGTAACAGCATGGCAGCAGATGACAATGAACGTCACATGACTAAGGTGGCTGTGGCTAAGAATCGTTACAATGGTTATACAGGGCCAGCTTGTGTACTTAAGTATGACATGAACACTGGTCGCATGGTTGAGGTACAAGAGGAGGTATTATGAGCAAAGGAAGTACACCTAGACCTTTCAGTGTAGCTCAGGAGCAGTATGAGGCTCGGTGGGACTTAATCTTTGGTCGTGATAAGGGTGACAAAGAACGTGATGTAGAGTTTGACAAAGAGGCTGATAAGCTAGAAGAGGAGCAAGACAAATGAGTGCATGGTTAATTGCTGTAGTTGGAGTGGTCTACACTGTCGTAGCTGTGGACTTACTCTACAAAGGGAATACTGGTCTGGGTATAGCCTTTGTAGGTTATGCACTAGGTAACGTGGGGCTGTACATGGAGGCTGCAAAATGAGCAAGTGGGTTAAGAATGTTAAGAATCAAGAGGAAGCTGATGCTATCATTGAAGCCCGTAAGGAGAATAATAGACAGAAACAAAGAGCATGGGCTAAAGCCAACAGAGACAAGGCCAATGCTTACAGGAGAAGAGCTAAGGAACGTAAGAGGAATACATTACTAGTAACCGCAGTAGACCCTGTAAAGACTGCCTACCATACTGACTGGAAGGGTACACTGTATCATTGCCCTGAACTAACTTATAGAGGTAAGGTAACATGATTGACGTAGACACGATAGCTGGTAGAATGTTGGACTTGGAGACTAAGTACTATGAAATGCAGGATAAGTATCAGTTACTCATTCACCACTATGAAGACTTGAAAGCAGAATATGAAGCGTATCGTATTGGACATAGAGACAACCTTAGATCACAACACGATTTGGATGGTGGTAACTAAGGACATTGACAGTGGAGAAGTGAACGTATGGAAAGCAGCAGACAGCCTCGTGGAGTATTTAAAGGACGTTACATTGATAGTAGCCCACAACGGGATAAGCTTCGATTTCTCGATACTCAACAGGCTTTGGAGTACGAAGATTCGCTTGAACCAAGTGTTCGATACACTGATAGCCTCAAGACTGCTAGATCCCTCAGTAGAGAACGGTCACAGCTTAGACGCATGGGGCAACAGGATGGGGACAGTTAAGAAGGTAGACTACAAAAGGATATGGGAATGGCTGATGGAACGACGAGAGGATTACAAAGGTGAGTGCTTTAACATTCCTCACATGGCTCTTCTGGAGTATTATTGCATTAGGGACGTTGAGGTCACTGCTAATCTTTATACTCATCTTACTGATGAACTCAATAAGAAAGACTTTTCACAAGAAAGCCTTACTCTTGAGCATAAGGTAGCAGCTATCATTGCTGAACAGGAACGTAATGGATTCAAACTCGATCAGGTCTATGCCACTTGCTTACTTGCTGACATCAAAGGAAAGATGGCTGGAATCTATGAGCAGATGCAAGAGAGATGGCCTCCAACAGTCACACCAAGGTTCCACAAGACAAGTGGAAAGCCCATTAAAGACTGCATTGATACTTTCAATCCCGGAAGTAGAAAGCAGATCGGAGAGAAGCTGATGGAACTTGGATGGAAACCTAAGGTGTTTACTGAGAAGGGTCAGGCTATTGTCGATGAGTCTGTACTTGCTAAGGTTCCTCTACCGGAGGCTCAGTTGATTGCCACGTACCTGATGCTGCAGAAACGTGTAGCTCAGATTGAAAGCTGGCTTGAAGCTGTAGGTAAGGACGGTAGAGTACATGGTAAGGTTATAACGAACGGAGCTGTTACAGGTAGGATGACACACAGTACTCCTAACATGGCACAGATTCCTAATGCTGGAAGTATTTATGGCCCCGAGTGCAGAGAGTGTTGGACTGTGGAAGCAGGTAACGTATTGGTTGGTTGTGACGCTAGTGGCCTTGAGCTGCGTATGCTTGCACATTATATGAAAGATGAAGAGTATGTTAAAACGGTCACTGAAGGATCTTCAAAGGAAGGTACAGATGTTCACACCCAGAACCAGAAAGCTGCTGGGTTACAAACCAGAGATCAAGCGAAGACGTTTATTTACGCATTCCTATACGGTGCAGGGCCAGCTAAGATTGGTTCCATTGTCGGTGGTAATGCTAAAGCGGGACAGAAACTTATTGACTCCTTTCTTGCGAACACACCAGCCCTACAGCGTCTTAGAAATACGGTTAGTAGATATGCGGGTAAGGGCTTTGTACCGGGGCTTGATGGTCGTAAGATATGGGTTCGCTCAGAACACGCTGCCCTCAATTCGCTCCTTCAAGGGGCTGGGGCGATTGTGATGAAGAAAGCTTTGGTATTGTTTCACGATAAAACTAAGGCTAACAAGTGGCCTGTGAAGCTGGTAGCAAATGTCCATGATGAATTTCAACTTGAAGTTCCTAAGATGTATGCTACAATAGTTGGTGAGGCTGCAAAGCAAAGTATTGTTGAAGCTGGGTTGCATTTCAAGCTTCGTTGTCCACTAGACGGGGAGTATAAGATTGGTAACAACTGGCGTGAAACACATTGATAAGAATCAAATACTATTTAATGTTGAAGGTGAAACTTTCAGGATTAAGATAGGAGAGGATCTAGATCTTGAAGAGGTATACACTGTGCTATTATCTGCACTTGTGTACTTAGAAGATCTGGCATCGGGTAATACAGCTCACCCGTCACAAGAGCTGCATTGAAACTAAAGGAAAATGAAATGAGTATTGATAGCATGAAACCCGTTAAAGTTGCTGGTGAAATCTTCTGGAGCAACTGGATGAATAACTTTAACACTAAGTTCAACGAAGACAACAAGAAGTACGAATGTACTATTGGTAACTTGAGTGATGCAGCTTGTGAGAAGCTTAAAGAGCTGGGCATTAACATCAAGAACAAAGAGAGCATGGGTAACTTCATTGTTGCTAAGTCTACCTACTTGTTCACACCTGTGGATGAGGAAGGTAATCCTGTAGACATTGCCATGATGGGTAATGGTACTAAGTGTCACGCAGTTATCTCTTCATATCGTCACAAGATGTCAGCTAAGTTCGGTGCTGCACCTTCAATCAAGAAGTTGGTAGTGACTGAGCTGAAGGTGTACGTTCCTGAAGGTGAAGAGCAAGAGACTGCGGACGATGTCCTCTAATAGACCTGTAGAAGCCATCGTGGATGCGGACTTTCTCGTATACAAGGTGGGCTTCTCATGTGAGGAGGAAGAGGAACGGTGGGCACTAAATCGACTCACAGAGTGGTTTACCGACATCATCTATATGCGTCTGAAGTGTGATGACTACAGAGCTTGGATTACAGGTAAGACTAACTTTAGATTCGAGGTAGCTACCACTGTTCCTTACAAAGGTAATCGTAAGGATGCTCCCAAGCCTAAGCACTATGAGGCTCTTCGCAAACATCTAATGAAGCTCGGTGCTAAGATGTCTGAAAACGAAGAGGCTGA